CTAATGCACATTATCAATTTGTGTTATAATTCTTTTTACTTTACCTCTATCTTCTTCAAAATGTATTTCTATAATTCCATCGCGTACCATATCTTTAAGTAAGCGACCTAGCTTTACATCTGGGTTGCCTAACCATTTATACATACGCCAATCCTGTGGATTATTGGTTTCTGTTTTGATACCGTGTAATATCTTTTCTTTATAATGTCTGAGAGTCATGTATATTATATAAGAATACTAAAAAATGTTTCAAAAAAAATACCCCAGGTTCACTCCCCGAGGTACTTTAAAAAAACAGAATTATGACACAACAAACTAATCAAACAGACTAGTTAATATTTTATTTAAAACAATATCTAGATACGTCTTTTTTTGATCCGGGAATTCCTTCATATACTTTTAAACAATCTTTTAGCAAAAGACTTCTACAAAATCCTTCAGCATAACCAAATACTGAACCAGCTTTAACAATATCTTTTCCTGTAAATTCATTTTTTAAAATAGATTTAATTTTATTAATTTTTTCTAATTTTTCTATTGAAGCTTTGCTGCTTGTTGCTTTAAGGTTTTTAATTTCATTTTCAGATGGTACATATAACTTTTTACAATAAACACCTGGTTCTACATTATTTGTGTATATGTTAGATTGTAAGATAAGATATCCAGACTTTTGCGTATGATTAAATCCGTTTTCTTTAAGTGCTTTTTCCCACTGCTTAGGTGTAAAAACATTAGACATAGTATCTAATACTTTTTTCATATCTTCAGGTTTTTGCTTGCATTTTTCGTTATGTGATTTTTTAATGTTTCGAAGATTTGATTCAAACCCGCAGTATTTACATTTTATTATAACATTTCCAGCTTCAGTACCAGCTGATCTAAATTTTTCAAATGTACCATTTTCTTTTTGCATTGCTGAACTTGTAATACCCCCGCGACTTCTTGCATTTTGCATTTCTTCACTATGCATCCATCCACTTTCTCTTTGAGCTTCTATACCTTTTAATGCTATTTCAGTAGTTCCAAAAGTACCGTTTTCTACATTTTTTTTGCCGGTTTCTGAACTTTTTTTCTTAGCTCTTTCACTTGTATTTAAACGAGATAAATTTTGAGACTGAGATATTCTTCCTGTTGTTTTTTTAGCAAATTTTGTTTGTTCAAACTCAGCTATATCTTTTTTAGCTTCTTCTAACCAATCGTGTTTATTTGTATTTTTCATTGTTTGTTTTTTTTAAATAAGCGGCACAAGAAAAAACTTATGCCGCATAGTTGTTATTATTTTAGGAAGTCAGCTTCCCAGTTGTCACGATACTCATCTGGATAGTCTACCATTTCGTAGGCCATCTTTTCGATAGTACGTATGTTAGTTTCAGTCATACCGTGCCAGTTATGCCACATCCAGTCAAGAAGTATCATGGCTTGATCTTCATTTATCATTGATAACGCATTATCGTTAAGTGCAACTTCTGCTATCCAACCCCAGTTAGTTTTCCAGTCTAAGTGGAAGTCTTTTACATTAAAACGGCCCCTGATTGCTGCAAGATCTTGTAGTCTGTTTGCTTTTGCAGAACCGCCATTCTTTTCTTTATAGGTTGCTGCGTCACTTTCGTACGGTAGGATAAAGTTAGTAGTGAAGATAAACACTATATTGTCAGTTGGTACAACAAACCCGTGCATTCCTGGAGTTTTGTAGTCATCCATAACTGCAAGTTGTTGTTCAGTAAACATATGGTCGTTTATCATTTTATTGTATTGGAACTGACGAGTAGCCCCTTTACCTGTCATACCTTTAAGGATGTTGATGTTTTCTTTGTTTTTGAAGAAGTCATCACAGTCATCTATTACTACTGCAAGCTTTTGACCTTCCGGTATACGTGAGTGTAGTAGCATTAAGTCACCACCAAAGGCAAACATTGATTTACTACCTTTAAGTGTAACGCATGGTAAACCTAAAGCAGCGATTGCTTTTTCGATATTATGTGTTTTACCTATACCTGTTGGGCCTGCGATGATTGTGTCTTGATAAACATCACGTTCTGATTTACCTGCAACTCTTTGTGCTGCTTTTGCTGATTCGCGTATTAAACTGTGACGCTTAAGTTTTCCGCTACTGATTGCCTCTCTTTGGGCTGTTGATTTTTGTACTTTCATTTCTTTTTTTTAATTGTTATTTCTTAATTATTTATTACTATGTAAAGATAGGTAAAATAAACGACATAAAAAAACTTTATGTCATTTATTTTTATTATTTTTTACGTTTCTTTTTTTTAGGTGTAAAGTTGCTACCTGCTGCACCACTCTTTGGCTTATACATTTTACTTCCTGGAGTTATTATACCCATCATAGTAAGTTTGTTTGTTTTTGGATTCGTTTTCATAAAACCAGAGTGTATACCCATAGATAGTACATTATTTAAACCGGTAGTAGTAGATTCTTCGATAGTATCACAACTAGTACTACCTAAGGTTCGTACACTATGATCTGTTTTAGTATAGTCAACAACTATATAAAGACAGTTGTGATTTATTCCTATCATGTTTTTAAAACCTATAGTGCTTTGTGCATATTGATAAACCCTGTTAGAGCCAACCAACGACATTATTTCTTTTTCATCTTCTTCATTAGTTATTGTAGATACTATTCGCATAACACCCGCTATGTCTTTTGCATATTCTGCAGCATCTATATCTTCTTTTATCATTTCGTTTTTATTCCATATCCAGTGATGTGTCATTTCAGTGGTTAAGTCTGTTATGTGGATTACAACGTCATTTTCGTTTAGTTTTTCATTTCTTTCATGACCTAAGGTGTAAAGTACATTTGTGTTTTGATTTTCCATTGTTTCTGTGTTTGTGTTTTGATTTTGCATTTTATTTATTTCTTAATTATTTATTACTATGTAAAGATAGGCAATTTTATTGATATAAAAAAACTTTTCTTGATTTATTTTTTATTTATTTTTATAAAGTTTAGTGCTGCTTCGTATGTACCTTTGCCTATTAAAGCTGTTGAAGCATATAACATCATTTTCATACCATGATCATCGCATTGCTTTAGTGCGGATTCCATCCATAGTTTAGTTATTTCTACTTCATTTTTATTTGCGTTTAAGGCAAGGGTTTGATTAAGTGCGATTGTCCATTGTTTAGAGTTGAAGATTAACTCTGATATAGCTTCGTCTCCAAAGTGTGATGCCACTTTACGTATCATTTTATCAGGCGATGCTTTCATTTTTGCGCGAGCTTCTTGTATTTCTTCAGCTTTTGCTTTTTCATACTTTTGTATGAAGTCATTAGGATTACCTTCGATACATATTGCTTCCATAGGGATTGTATCTTTTAACTTTTTAGCTTGTTTTGCTGCACTTCTTTCTGCTTTTCTTCTTTCTTGTCTGGTGATTGTGTTTTGTGTGTTCATTTTGTTTATTTCTTAATTATTTATTACTATGTAAAGATAGGCAATCTTTTTGATATAAAAAAACTTTATGCCATTTATTTTTGATTTATTTTTAGTTCTATATCTATTTCCAGTTTAGTTCTATATCCATTTCCAGGAATAAGAGATTTTCGATACCATCAGGGATGATCGTAGTTGTGATTTTATTTTTACTTGTTGGATCAAGGTGTTCCAACACAATGTATCCTTTTTCATTGTCAGATCGATTGAGTAGGTACCCATCATGCATCATACCGATAGTTAGGTTTAGCATTTTTTTCAATTGCACGAGCGAGTAAGGGTTGTTTTGATTTTTCATTGTGTTTGTGTTTTGATTGTTCATTTTGTTTATTTCTTAATTATTTATTACTATGTAAAGATAGGTAATTTATTTGATATAAAAAAACTTTTAGTGATTTATTTTATGTTTATTTTTACGAGTGTATTGTTTTTTACTTTTGTAAACATTAGGCCTTGTAGCCATTAGTATTTCTTCTCTTGTTATTTGTATTTGTTTTACTTTCATTTTCTTTTTATATTGATTAAAGTTCATAATGTGATTTAGCTTCAGATAGTTTGTATGTTGTTATTATTGTGCTTGTATGATAGTCAAGAACAAAAACTTGGTCAGTAAAAGTATTAATATAAAGTGATTGACTAGGTGTGTATTTTATTTTTGCAAATACTCGTTCTGAGATAACTTTACCAAACTTAATAGAGTTTTGTAAGGTAGCTTGCTTTGATCTAATAAAGCTTTCAGACATATTAACAGTTGTACCAAATCTTTTATTAAATTGTTCAATAGCATGTTCTGATACTGATACTGATAGTTTGTTTTTTGTGATTGTCATTGTGTTTATTTCTTAATTGTTATTACTATGTAAAGATAGGCAATCTTTTTGATATAAAAAAACTTTTAGTGATTTATTTTCACTTTTTTTTTCAGGGGTCATTATTACTTGCTCATTCATTACTATGTAAAGATAGGTATAATAGTTGGAATAAAAAAGCTTTTTTTAATTTATTTTTAAGTTTAGTCAATTTGTAATCATTTTATATTTAATAGTATCAGGCATATGTCTGACTAAAAAATTAATATACAAAAAATATGAATGTAAACGAAGTAATTAAAAAGATTAAGCTAATGCTTAATTCTCAATTTGCTTTCGCTGAGGCTACATTAACAGATGGTACAGAAGTTTACACTGAAGGCGAATTAGAAGTAGGAGCAATCTTATTTGTAAGAGCTGGTGAAGGTGTTTCTGAAGACCCATTTGCGCCTGCGGGAATGCACGAACTAACTAGCGGTGAAATCGTAACAGTTGGTGAAAATGGTGAAATCACTGCAATTGACAAAGCTGATGCTGAATCAGTTGAAGAAGATGCTGCTGAAGTTGAAATGGAAGAAGTTTCTGTAGTTACAGAAGTTGCTCCTGAAGCTGCTGAAGCAACTGAAGAATTATTAGTAGCAATAGCTGAAGTTATTGCACCTTTCACTGAAGAGATTCAAGCTCTTAAAGACGAAATGGTTGAACTATCTAAAAAGTTCCAAAAAATGTCAGCTGAACCTGCTGCAAACAAAGTAACTAACACTTTCTCTGAAATGATTTCAGATAGAAAGAAAACATCGGAAGCACGTTTCGAAGCATTGGCTAAACTACGTAAAACTAAATAACTAAACTTAAAAATTAAAATTAATTAAAATTATGGCAACAGGATTTAACATTCAAATACCACCATTAACAGCGTACACTGACGAATTGTCAATGTCGTTAATTTCAAAATCGGTATTAGACACGAACCTTTTACAGTACACTGAATTACGCACAGGCATGACTTCAGGTACTTTCACAATCAACTTAGTTGATGCAGACTTACCTGTATCAGCATTATCTTGCGGTGGTTACCCAGGAGCTGAAGAAACAGTTACTTACTCTCAAGTTCCTGTAACTATTGATTCACTTCAAAGCAAGACAACTTTATGTCCAGAAGATTTGAGAACTATATACCAAAGTTACTACATGTCAGCTGGTACTGGAAATGACTTCATTCCATTTGAAGAAGTACTTTCTGAATCTTATTCTAAAAAATTAACTAAAGCTACTGAAGATTATTTAATTAACGGTTTTGGTGCTACATTAGGTCTTAAAGGTCAAATCACTGCTGCTAACGGTGCAACTGTTCCAGCTGGAGCTGCTGCATGGACAGTATCAAATGTTGTAGAACAAGTCCTTGATTTATACGATTCAATTGATGAATCAGTTATTAACAGAGATGATATCATCTTAGTTTGTTCTCCAGCTAACTACAGAACTCTTGTAAGAGGTTTAGTTGCTGCAGGTCTTAACACTGTTTCTAACCTTTCTGCTTCAGTTTCAGGTAATGAAGTAATCGAAATTCCTGGAACTAACATGAAAGCTGTTATGTCTTCTGGTTTAGTAGGTTCTAACTATGCTTTTGCAGGTCCTTCTAAAATGATTATAGCTGCAACAGGTTTAATGGATGAATTAGATTCATTCAGATTCCAATATTCTGTATCTCAAGATGCTGTTCTTTTTAAAGCGGCTTGGAGAATTGGTGTTGGAGTTTCTGAAGTAAACGTTTTCGCTACAAACGATTTAGCGTAATATTTTAAGACTAGGGAGCTTCGGTTCCCTAGTTTTTACTTAACTTAAAAATAAAAGAAATTAATTATGGCATGTAATATAACTGAGGGCTTTATTAATGATTGTTTGGATAGCCAAGGTGGTTTAGAAACAATTTATTTAACAAACGGTCCCGTTGATTCAATAACTGAAACTGCTGGCGTGGTATCTGCTATTACAGTAGGTGGTACACCATTAGTGCCTGCTGATTGGTTTGAATTCCAAGTTCCTAGAGCTACTTCAGATTTTTCAGAAACAATAACACCATCACAAGAAAATGGTACGATTACGTATCAACAAGACCTTAATATGGTATTTAATAAAATGTCTGCAGATAAAAGAAATCAAATTCTTTTGATGGCAGAAAATAACAAATTAATTGCAGTAGCTAAAGATAATAACGGCATCTTATGGTCAATTGGCCTAGAGCGTGGTGCTTATATGACAACTTCTGTAGGTTCAACATCAGTTGGATATGCAGATAGAAATGGTTACACTATTACAATCTCTGGAATGGAAGCATCTCCAAGTTATGTAATAGACCCAGCAATTGTTATTGCTTAATCTAATCTAACTAAAATATTAAAGGGTATCTATTAATTTAGATACCCTTTTTTATTTTAATTACAATTAGCATTACTTTTATATTTAATAATATAAATATAATCTTTTTAGATGACAATATACGTAACAGAACAATTTGAAAATGTTGCAACTAATAACACATTAGTAAACGGAGACGTTGAATTCACTTTAACTAGTGGTTTTTCGCGCAATCCTGTAGTTTTGCCTGCTACTATTTCATTGCAAAATGACAGATATACATTATTAAATGTAGATTTTGGAGTAGAATTTAAGGACGAACATAAAAACGGTATATATTATTATACAATCTCTAATTTAACTACAGTCTTTGAAAAAGGATACTGCAAAATAGTTACAGAACCAGGTGGACAAAATGGTGCAGTAGCTTATAATAGTGGTGTAGAAACAGAAGAAAGAGAATCAATAGTATATTACAGACCAAATTATTAAAATATAATATGAAAGAAAACAAAGAAAATCTTTATTCAGTAATGGCATCGAACTTTTCAGCTCCTGCATTACCTGTAATTAGAGAAGTTAGAGGTAAAGAGTACATGTTTTACGGAGAAGAAAATCTATTCCCAGGAAGACTTATTGAACTTTATGATTCTAGCGCAATTCACCACACATGCATACAAGCTATTAAAGATGGTATCTTCGGAGAAGGTATTGAAATAATTGGTAATGAATACATCAATACCAAAGGTGAAACTATTGATGATATTTTTGAAAAGATTACATTAGACTATACTTTATATCAAGGATATGCACTTAATGTAATATTTAATAAAGGCGGAGATGGTATTGCGGAAATTTATCATTTGCCTTTTAATAATGTAAGGTCTGGTAAAGTTGATGAAAATGATGAAGTTAATGAATACTTTTATTCATCTGATTGGGCTAATGTAAGAAAACATCCTGCTATGCCTTATAAAGCATTTGATGCTACCGATAATCAAGGTGATAATGCATCACAAATCTTTTACTATTTTAATTATACACCGGGTAATGATGTTTATCCTTTACCAGCATATGTTGCTGCTTTAAATGATATTACACTAGATGCAAAAGTATCTCGTTTTCATGTAAATAACATAACTAATGGGTTGGCACCCAGCTTGTTTATTAGTTTTAAAAATGGAATTCCAGATCCATCTGCTAGAAAAGAAGTCTATAAAGAAATAGAAGATACTTTTAGTGGTGAAGAAAACGCAGGTAGATTCTTTTTATCATTTTCAGATGCAGATACGGCACCAGAAGTTACCCCAATAACTGCAACTAATGATACGTATTATATGACACTTGAAGAACGAATAACTTCTCGTATACTTAGTGCCCATCGCATATCTAGTCCTAGTTTATTAGGACTTTCTACAGGAACGGGTTTTAGTTCCGTTGCCGATGAAATTAGAGTAGCATACGCACATTTTGAAGGAACTGTAATAGAACCTAAAAGAAAAAAACTTACAACATCATTTGGCTATATTCTTAAATTAGCTGGGTTTAATATTAATATTAAAGTTATACCTAATAGATTAATAGAAGACGTTGCTGCAGGTAACCCAGATGATTTAGCACAAACAAATAACCCAATAGTATAATGGAAACTGTATTACTAGTATCAGAACAAAGAATGAAGAACTGGACAAGTTTGGATAATAATATCCGAATTGATGTTCTTACACCTTCAATATTAAATGCACAAGAAATTTACATACAAGATTCATTAGGGTCTGTATTCTTTAGAAGACTTAAAGAAGGTGTTTATAATAACGACCTTACAATAGATGAGGAAATGTTCCTTAAAGATTATGTAGGTCCTACACTTATGCAATACGCATTGTATTTATTATTACCTAATTTAAAATATAAGTTTGTTGAAAAGGGTATTCTTAACGGAACTTCTGAAGAAACACAACCTACAACTTTGCAAGAATTACAATATTTGCGCGAAGCAACAATGGATACTGCGCAATTTTACGACGCAAGATTACGAGAATTTTTAAAACAGCATCCTAACATGTTCCCAGAATGGTTATTGTGGAATAATAATGGTATGCCGAGTAATAAACAAACACCTTATTTCAGTGGAATACAGACAAACATACCAAACTCAAATCTACCAGGCACAAACGGTTACTGGGAATGCGGCGATTGCGACCCAGCGTACAATAGCTAAGCAGACTAAAAGTACAAGTAGTAATATTAAAAAGCTAAGAGTTTATT